GGTTTATACTGGTACAGGAGTTGCAGCAAATATAAACGCAAGCGGTGGCCCTTCTGGAGGATTAGCCAAGCTTTGTAACTTAGCTTCTTACAGATTGCGATTATACTTTGTAGAAAAAGACTCCACCTTAATGTGGTATCACACCACAGAAAACGCCACATTTGTAGGTTCCCCGTCTTCGCTTAAATCGTACGACTTTAGCGGTATCTTTAGACGTGGTGGGTATCTTCTATTCACTGGCAGTTATAGCAACCAGACCGCACAAACTTCGCAAGACTTGTTCATGGCTGTATCGAGCCAAGGTGAGATAGTTCTTTATTCTGGATACTCACCAGATGACCCTAACTGGTCGCTTGTAGCTCACTTCATCATTGGCAAGCCGCTTGGTCCTAAAGCATTTGTACGCGTTAATCAGGACGTTTGGATCATTACTCAGCAGGGTATTGTACCTGTATCTGCTTTGTTTCAAACCGATCCAGAACAAGCATTGAACATTGTAAGCTATAAGATAAACCCACTGATTACTCAGTATGCAACACAAGTTGCACTAAGTGAGTTGTGGAATGGTTTCTTCTGGCCAGCAGGTAGAAGAGTCTATATAACCTTGCCTGATTCAACCTCAAACGCAACGCTCTTAGTTTACAGCATTGATAGCAAGTCTTGGACTCAGTTCATTCTATCGTCCACAGAGCATAATGTTGTTTCCTGCAAGTATAGTGATTTGCCTTTTTACGGCTCAAACACTGGCAAGATATATCAAGGTGAGACTGGGTATGCTGATGCCGTAGTTGGTGCTGGCACTGGAGAATCAATCTCGTTCTCTGCTCGATGCGCGTTCTCATTTTACGGTAGCAGAGGCAATTACAAAGCCTTTAAGGATATTCGCCCACTTCTAAGAGCAAAGCGTGGCCTTACGCTAAACCTTGGTCTTGATACCGATTTCAAACGGCAATCTGTTGTAACGTCAGTCACAACGCCAGTAAGCACGTTTACCGCTTGGGGAAGCCCTTGGGGTGTTGGTGCTGGAACAATTAACCCGTATACCTTACTGCCATTACCAACAGTATTTACACCTTGGTCGGGTGATGTTGATTATATCTTTGACCGTTTTGCAACAGCTGGACAAGGGCACTGCGCGGCTCTTCGATTTGGCGGAACTATCAAAAATTCACCATGCCAATTCATTGGCTTTGAAGTACGTTATGATGTAGGCGGACAGGTATAGTATGGCAGCAAATAAACCAGCAAATAAACCAGCACCAAGCAAACCAGTTACTAGAGGTGGGGCACTTAGCACTAGCCCTAGCAAGCCGCGAACAGATCCAAAGGTAGCGCAGCAAAAGGCTAGAAATACCTACCTCACTACAGTGCGCAACTTGGGCAACCTAACCGTTGGCTCTCCTGAGTACAACGCTGCAATTGAGATTATTAATAAGACAGGCAAGCAGCTTGGATACAAAGAAGGAAGAATCAACACAGCTATCAATAAGTATGCACAGAAGGGTACACCTGGCGCACCTCCAGGAACTCCAGAAGCAGCGTTTCGAGGATTGACACCAGAAGGACAAATTCAAGAGGTAGGCACTGATGCGCTTGCATTAGGAAATGAAGCATACATAAGAGAAATGGAACGGATGCGACAAGGGCAGCCAGATTTCTCAAGTCAACTTGAATCCTCGCGTCAACAAGCTGCGGCACAATTTGAGCGCACAATGGGCCCAGAGTTTGAACGTCAACAGATGCAACTGCGTCAACGTATGGCAGAGCAGGGAATAGATCCGAATAGTGGCGCATATCAAGCACAGATGAAGATGCTTAATGATGCTCAAAGCAACGCGCGACAAAATTCCATGGATTCAGCATTCCAACGAGGTGCTGAGTATCAGCAACAAGAATTTACACAAGATGTAACTGGTCGAATGGTGCCGTTTCAAATGATGCAAGCGGGAGCTGATGCATGGAAACTTCCATACGCTGCAAGAACACAAGCTGAACAAGAAGCATTAAATAGAGCGTCTCAAGAGCGAGCCGCTCGATCTGGTGGTGGTTCAGCAGTTGCAGCTGCGCGAATTCAAGCAGATGCTGCAAGGGATGTAGCGGCAATGGAGCGAGCGCAAGGATGGAACCAGCCACAAAGACAGAATCCTTTAAGTGCTGCTGCTCAAGGACTTGGAACTGGCGCTGGCGCAGCAGTTGTAAATAACACAACAAGGTAAACAATGGCACCAACAACACTCGCAGATGCACTTGGTGGTCTTCGCATAACTGGCGCGGAAAACCCTTATGGAATGGGTCTTATTGCGCTTAATCAAGCAGCACCTAATCTTTATAATCCATACGGTAAGCCAGCTGGTAACTTTGGCATTGCTCTTGGACAGGCGTTGCTTTCAGGATTGCTCGGTTATCAGGCTAAAAAGCAAGCTACAGAGGAATCGTTGCAAGCTACAGACCTTGCTACGCAGTTACTTGCTAAGCCAGCAACAGAGCGAACTACGTTCTTACAAGGACTGCAACAACAAGACGTTCCTGCCAATGTTATGGGCAGACTCACAGAAATTAGTCCTGCAATTCTTTTACAAGAAAACCTTGTCAAATCACAAATTGATCAGGAAGTAGCTAAGAAAAAAGCGTTGGCAGAGTTTGAACTTGGAGACGTTGGAAGCAAACTATTTGAACGAAGCACTCAAGCTGACATTGATAAGGCACTGGCTGTAGCTGGTGCTACTCGTACTAGACAGCCACTTCCAACTGGCGTTAATACTGCAATTACAGAAGCCTCAATTTTTGCTGATGCAGCCAAAGCGCAACGAAATAGAATAGCAGAACTTGATCCAATAAAATTAAAAGCAATTCTTACAACTGGAGTTAATCTTGGCGAGTCAGGATTTAATCAAACTAATGAAGCAATCGTTCAGCTTTATAGAAAAGCTAACTTTGGCGCTACATTAACAGGCCAAGAAAAGAAAGCTGCTGATCTAATTACTGGCAAAAACCTTACAGCTACAAAGGCTGATATATTATCTGCTTGGGATACTCTTATTGATTTAAGCAACAAGCGAGCACAGCGAACAGTAGATATTGCTACAAGCTCTCCAGAGCAGATTAAGCAAATGTTTGGAGCTGGCGCAAAGACTGAAACGCCTGGTGGTGAGTCAGAAGCAGTTAAAAAGAATCGTGAACTAAAAGAGCGATTAGCAAGACTTGAAGCATTAGCAACACAGAGAAAATAATGGACCCAATCGAGCAAGAAAACGCACTATTGGAACAACGCATAGCTCAACTTGAGACTACGCTTGCTCAACCTCAAGTACCATCAACTGGTGGATCTCTAACTAACGCTCTTGCTACTGGAACTGGTGGCTTAATTAATCTTGGCGATATTCTTACTTTTGGACAGTTAAGCAAAGGTATTGCCGCTGTTCCTGCTATTGGTCGTGATATTTATGGATTAGCTACTGGTGCTGCTCCACAAGATTATTATGCAGAAGAACTTGCTAAGGTAAACGCACTTAAAGATTTATACGCTCAACAACGTGAAGAGCAAGGATTAAGTGGCGTAGAAAAAGCTCTTAGCTTTATGGCTCCTATGCCTGGAGGCAAAGCTGAAGCATTAACATCGTTAGCATCCCCATTAAAAAGTGCTGGCTTAGGATTAGCTGCTTACACTGGCAGTGAAATTGGAGAGGCTGTAACTGGTGGCCCAGGTGGTGCGATTGCTGGAGCGTTAGCTGCTCCATTATCATTGTCTGCGGCAAAGGCTGGTATAAAAGCCATTTCTCCATCTTTAGAGGAAGCAGGAAAAGGATTACAACGTAGTGCACTTGGTATACGAAAATCGGATTATACCAAAACATCACGAAATCAAATTATTGAATCATTACCTGGTGATTTTGAAACTACACTAAAGAATTCGGCAGATAGACTAATTGAAAATAAAACGCTTGGTACTTCAACTAACCCAGATGTTTTATATTCAAATCTTCGTGATGCAAAAGAGTCTACAGAAGGTGCAATTCAAGGTGTTCTGCAAGAAGTAGATCAAACTCGCAAAACAGGCATTATCCCACGGCTGGATAAAACACTTGAATGGATTCAAACTAAAGCTCCAGCCACTGATGTTAAGTATTACAAAGAAAAAGTTAATGAGTTTTTAAAAGCTCTTAAAGAACAAGGACAAGGTTCACTTGTTTATCTTAATCAGCAAAAGAAAGCGATTGGAGAAAACTGGAAACAATCGCCTGAAACTGATCCAACATTTTGGAGACGCTTCTATAC